TTCACAGAGGAAATTCGAAGAGACTATGACAGGTTCACAGTTGATGCAAGAACTTTTAATGCATTGTACAAGGAAGCAGTTTATGCGATAAGTAAAGGAGATTACACTGAGGTGCATGAACTAGCCAGGTTTTTGGTCGGTTATTTCTCAACCATGAACGTTGATAAACAATGGGCAATACCCATTGACATTATACATTGTGTCATAAAACTTGCGTATGCTAATTACATCAGATTAATGCAGATATTGAAATCTGAAAGGCTACAACTAAAGGAGGTTGTTTCATACTTTAAAGATGGTGAGAAAAGCATGGGATTCTTCGAACGACTATTACAAAATCTCTACTCAGATGAAAAATTGGAACACAAAAATCCATCAAAAACCATCGATAAAAGAGAATTCGAGGCACAAAACCAATTCAGCAAGGCGGTGATTAAGCTGGAAGAGGAAGTTGAGATTTACAAGACATGCGTTGATATTGAATTTCTGAGATCAGCAGATTGTAAGGCTATACTGCTTGATCATGCCAACAATCATGCGTACGTTAATATGGCAGACTTCGTTAGATACCAAAGGCATAATATGCAAGCAGCACGAACTAGGGTTTTCAAGTTAGATAATGCAGCCGTAAAAATTGATGTTGATTTCTTTGGAATGGCGGTTTATGAAACAAACTTCTACCACATAAACAACACAACAAAGTTCAACCCAAAGGAATTTAGCCATAAAATCATACAAAACAACAAAATGTTTAGAAATTCACTAGGTTCCAATGTTAAAGAGTTTTTCATCAAAACAATACAACAAATGACAGCACCTATATACTCAAAAGAGTACGATGCAACATTTGATCAACTGAGGCAAAACTATGTTGATTGGAATGCGGATATATTGAAAACCAAAATGAAAATCCACCCCATCATTAATGATTTTATAAATCTTGATGCAGTAAAACTTGGTCAGATCGCAGACAAATATTTTGAAAAACAAAGAACTAAAGAAAAAGTTGGCTTGGTTTGTTTGGAATCGATTGATTTGAACACACCAGCTTTTGTTGTTTACGGTAACAGCCCAGAACTGCAAGTGCTATCTTTAATAAGGCAAATATCTGATGTACCAAAGCATGACGACACCAAGGCACAATTGATTGTCAACAACATAATGTGGAGGAAAACAACCAAACACCTGATAAAAGATTTAGCAAATCTTCAAGCAATGGATGCCGAAACATACATATCACTTCTTCAAGGTAGGAAAGCAAAAGCAGCAGTATCAAGGTTGGAAACAGGTAGTAGAATGCCAGGTAGAGATATAAATAAAATGCATGCCCAGTATATGAAAATATGCACACAGCAAAGCATGCCAACACATAAAACATTCTCCCTACAAGTTAAGAGCGAAAAACAGATGCTGAGTGATTTGAAGATTGTCGACGGCAAAGTCACTGGTTCCTACCCAAAACCCAGGACCATCTGTGAAGCCCCATTCTCGCAAAAGATGATTTTAGGCCCTGTTGCACGAACGATGGCAGAACATTTCAAGAAGAATTTAAAAGGTTATAGTGATGGAAACAATAATGAATACTATACAAATTTCCTAAGAGATAATAAGCACAAGGTGTTCATTTGTGGTGATTTTTCTTCTTATGATAGAACTGTCAACGACACAGTCAGGCAGTTGGATTCAATTATGCTTCAGGCTTGTGCGCAGATGAAAGGCTTGACGAAAGCACATAGGCAAATGTTAGGTAGGTTTTCTGATCATATAAATTACTCTTATCTAAGCCCCAAGGCAATATTAAAAGACAAAAAGAGGTTGAGATTTTATGTGAAAAGCAGAGTTATGAGTGGTTGCCCATTAACAACTGTCTTCAACACAGCACGAAATTGTTTGTTGATGAATGAATTGCTCATAAACATTGACTATAAATTGCTCATCAAAGGAGATGACTTTTGTATTGCGACAGATAAACGCAACCTCAATAGAATAAAATACATCCTGGAAAACGCCTTCATGTCAGGGGAATCGAGAAGTTTGCCATTTATTGTTAAAGAATTGGTGATAGGTAACTATATGGATTTTGATTTTTGTTCACTTCAGGCACACCTCGATAAGAAAAACACAGTTTATGTGGACAGAACGGCAGAATCAGTTGCTTACAAATTCCCATTGACAACACAGCTGAATCTCGCACCCCCCAGAGTTATAACAAATATAAAAGTTAAAATGAATAAGAAAGATGCCAGGAAAAGTTTGGATCACCTCCTAAACATTCATACAAACTATGTGGCAAATTGCAAAGTTGTAGAAAACTTTTATCGTATTAGAGGGGAAAATTACGATGAGATAGATTTCAACCACGTCCAAATGTTTAGGTTGGCTAATGATAAAGACTTGATGATGAAATTGGAGCAATCAGATTTGCAAAAACACCCATACATCACTAAAAAGCCCACATTCGATTGTGTGACCTGGGCAGACGTTAAGAAGCACAATCTAGTAAAAGTAATTATCAGGCCAGCTGACAATTTAATATGGAAAAAGATAGAAAGCCAAATAAAAACACTAAAAATTTTAATAAAAGATTTAAACAAAACAGAGGTGTTAAACGCACCAAAAACAGTAAAGCTACTGTAAACGTTAACATGTTAAGAAAGATGTTATCAAAGCAAACAAGAGGTCCTAGTAAAGGTTTGGTTAACACCATAACGGATGAACAAAGAATTGCGAATTTTAATTATATATCTTCGTTAATAAACCCATACGAAGCAGCAATAACCAGAACACAAGCAGCGCTGCCAACAGTGATACCAATACCAACAACCTCAATGCATTTAATCGAAAAAGCAACACTCACCTGTCAATCTACAGGTACTTTTAGACTCATGTGGACTATGCCTAAGACGCTGGAGAAAAACCCCGCAAGTGGTTATCTTCAACGTAACACTTTCGTTAGTACAGATGGTTTTTGGTACCCGATGGGTGGAGCACCTGGAACTATAGAAATGAATTATCCACTTTCATCTGCTAATAAGGTTCGCCTTGTTTCAGCTGAACTCCGCATTACGTATATTGGCACTGTTCTTGATAGAGCAGGCTACATACATTCTGCAACATCCTTCAATAAAGGTTACACTAAATACAGTATAGTAACAGCACCCGGAAATGGAGGAGCAACGGAGCCGGATTGGCAATCACTGCAGCAAGCACCATGGTACATCTCTGAAGCTGTATCTGACAAGGTGCATCATTGTCTGTGGGTGCCAACGGATTACAACGATATGAATTTCTATGAGGTTAAAGATGTACAAGGGTCAACAGCAGATTACCTACCACCCTG